CTAATATTGATGTTTTTTTAGCTGCTCAACTTCGGTTTGAAGGATAGTCACATGCCCTTCTAAAACTTTCAGACGAATTTCATTCACGCGCGACTGCGCGTCTTGTGTTATTTTAACCTCGCTGATATCTGATTTAAGTTGAAAATAGGTTGTCATTACCGAAGCGACTATGCTTGCAGTACTCATAATGGTCACTACCAAGTTTTTAATAGTGATGCCTTTTAATTGGCGATGTTCGATGGATGTCATGGGGGGATGAAAATTTAAGGCATTTATACTAATTTGGGTTAAATTGGATTTTAAGGATTTGTTAATCCATATCCATTTGTATTAAGTGTAGCCGGCTCAATTACTATATAATTACCCTTTACCGATATGTTACCAAGTAATTTTTTTACTCCTGAGCCAGCTAAAATTAAATTTGCATAACCAGGCGTAGGGTCAGATGAAGGAGTTATCTCCTGATTTCCAGGGTAATCGTAATAGATATTATTGCCAGTCAATTGGTTGGTATATAATTTCCCCGTAATCATTGGCGCCATTGGATTATAGAAATGGATTGCTACAGGAAATGTTCCTGCTATACGGCAATCCAAAATTGAATTGACACTATCACCATTTACAGTATTTTTAAAAATAGCCAAACTACCGCTTAAGTTTTTTATTATTAGAGTTATATCACCAGAGACAAGTATAGCACAATCAAAATTTTGTTGAGTAACATATCCAGTGTTTAACGATTGACTATTTGTGCTAAATTTCCAGGTACCAGTTCCGGTTTTAAATAGCCCGTTACTTCCGTAAGGCAAGTTTAAGCCTCCTCTAAATTCAATGTCACAATTGCTCGCCGTAAAATCTAAATAAGACATGTTCCCGGCGTCAAGATGATCCATTAGTCCAACAAATAGTAAACTACCACCAGAACTGCTTTTAATTAAACCGGTTGCTCCTGTAAAATAAGTGATTCCGTTAACGGTTAATCCATAAGCGCCCGCATCTAATAGCCCATTACCACTATAATTACTTAGATCTAATTTTGCTGCAATGATAGTGTCGCCCCCTAATGTTTTTGTTCCGGAACCCGATATGAGCAAATTAGTATAGCTTGTGTAAGGCAATGTGTAGTTACCGTTAAAAACATAAGCCACTCGCGAGTTTGCACCATACTGATAATTAAATATACCAGTAACCATAGGCATAGCCGTCGTATTAAGATATACCTGTCCGTTATTATTGAAGGTGCTGCTTGCATTGTCTCCGTTTACGGTATTATTAAATTGTATCGGAGATGTGTTTATGTCATTATAGGTTACCGTAATCGCCCCAGATATTAATATTGGGCAATCGAACTTGTAAATTGTAGCGTAAACGGTGTTTATAACTTGATTATTGGTGCTAAACTTCCAAAGACCAGTACCTGTTTTAAAATGCTGTCCAGAATCAAAATTTTGATAATAAGGTGGTCTGAACCCACCTTTAAATTCCACCTCAGGATTCCCACCGCTAAAATTCAAGGAATTGAAATTACCATTACCTCCCTCTACGTAACCAGTAAATAAAACATTTCCGGCTCCGGTCTTGCTGAGTTGCGCTGATCCATTGAAAGATGTCTGCCCCGCTATTGCCAAATTGTAAATGCCCAATTCGAACGTAGCCGCTTCTATCGTTAAATTTCCGGCGACTGATAAATTGTTGACCAAATATTTGGTCGACAAATCGGGCAATATAATAGTACGCCGTGTTATTAAATACAAATTTCCGTATGCCAATGGCATAATGTCTTGATTCATAGCGCCGTCATAATAAATAGTTGCATTTACATGTGTGTTTAGTGTCCTGACATAATTATAAACACCTCCTAAATAAATGGAAGAGCCACTAACGGTCATGTCTAACACTCCATCTACTTGCAAAGAATTGGCTATTCTAAATAGGCCTAAAGTGCCGGCTTTAAAGCTACCATTAGCTGTTACAATTAAACTATTAAGTATATAAATGACATTAAAAACGCCAGCGTTAAAAACGACATTATGATTAATTACAACATCATCACCAGGGTTTGGATAAGTTACGATCTGATTAACAAGAGTTGGGTTTCCTGCAACGGTTTTGATATAACTAACCCTTCCCCGGTAAAGCGCGTTACTTTTCCAAACGGTGGGGTCATCCCAATTGCCATCTTTAACGCTATACCATACATTCCTTTTTCTCAGTCTGCTGATATTTAAAGGGCTTGTATTTATAGCTATCATAATTAAAAATTTCTTTGCTTAACGCTTACATAAATATCTGCTGTTAACGCGGCTTTATTTCTGACATAGATGGAAATGCCGCTTTCGAGTGTGAATACCCGGTTACCAGCTAAGTCTAAATCAAATAGCTGGGATGCCAGTGTAGCTAATGATGCTAAAGGCACCGAAGAGCTGTTTCCGGAGTTTAACGGAACAGCTATCTGAACCCTGTTGTAATAGTCGGTTGCGTTTGATCCGGTCGGGCAAATAATAATGTCAAATGCGCGACTATTGGTAGCGTCGAGGTTTCTAAATAAAACATCTAAAACGATGCTTGCATGGCTGGCCCCTGTGGCTATTAAAGTATCGGTGTTAATTGCCGTGCCCGAAGGTATTTTTACTGCCGGATACGTTCCTGTTAAGGTTGCAAAGGAGGTGGTGTTAGATGAACTATCCATTATAAAATTGATTGATAAAAGTTGATTGAAAATTGATTACTGCCGCTTGCCCCGGCGGGGCCTGTCGGGCCTTGTGGCCCTGTTGCACCGGTAGGTCCTGTTGTGCCTGCAGGGCCTTGTAGTCCGGTGGCGCCTGTTGCTCCGGTGTTCCCCGTATCGCCTTTGGCACCTGTTGGGCCCTGGGGGCCTGTTGCTCCAGCTGGCCCAGTATCTCCGGTATCTCCCTTGGCGCCAGCTACGCCCGTCGGGCCTTGTGGACCAGTCGCGCCTGTAGGACCGGTATTGCCGGCATCGCCTTTAGCGCCAGCCGCGCCTGTTGGCCCCGTATTTCCTGTATCTCCCTTTCCGCCCTGCGGACCAATTAAATTTGTACCTACACCCCACATACCGCTGATTTTAGGACCGAATAAGGCGTATGTATTTGTGTTGATATAATAATCACCGTTAACACCGTCGGTAAGGTTAGATGGATTTACCGTGCCCGATAAAATGGTTCTGCCGTTTAAACCGGTATCGCCTTTAACTCCCTTCTCGCCGCGCACCCCGGCCGGGCCGTTAAGCATAGTGAATACAGCAGACCAGGCACCCAATGATTTTTTATAAAACGTGCCTGTGCCGGTATTAATATAAGTATCGTTATTAGTCCCGACGCTGTTTGCCGGTGCGCCCAGGCCGTATAATACTGTGCTGCCTAACGCTCCATCTGACGATGGCAGCGTATAAACAATTGTCCAGACGCCGGATATTTTTTGCGCGAATGTGGCGCTTGCAGTGTTTACAAAAAGATCTCCATTTTTTCCCATCGTGTTTTGCGGCAGCGTTGTACCGAAGCTGATACCAGACCCAAGCGGCAGATTAGAGCTTAAGAATGAAAGCAGCGTAGCGAATGTAAACTGCTGATCTGTATTATTATGTACCAGTACCGAAACGTCCGCGCTGTCAATCGCTGTGGCGGTTGATAATCACTTATTTTTTTATCCATGATGATTGTGATTTAGATTTATACCGGTGACAGGCAGTTAAACTCGTCGTTTCCCGGATAATTAAATTGTGTTTTATCAACTGCCCTGATCCGGGGACCGGCTTGCCGGGCGGTTTTGTTTTTCGGGTCGAAAGTCCAGAGCGGGAAATCGGCCTGGTGATCTTTTAGGAAACGTTCGGCATCGTTAGCATAAGCATTGGCAATGCTACGCTGTTGTTGCACCAGTTTGGTAATGTCGGCTGTGGATAGGGCTGTAGTCCCTTCACGTTGTTTAATCACCGGGCCGGTTGCGGTATAATGCACGGCATCGTCCTCAATAAATCGCGCGAAAGCGAAATAAACCAACAGCGGCCCAAGCCCCTGGTAAAGTACAATGTGTCCGCGTTTGTTCAGGTATTCGGCGCCGTTAACAAGATCTTTGTAGGGCTGCGGCGCGTCGTCCTTCAGGCTGCCATCGGTGTTGAAACGCTTTAACAGATCGTAATACAAAGCATAGCCTAAAAAAGGTTTCAGATCCAGTTCCCGCGCTTTGCTGATGAATACACTGAGCCGCTCGGGTTTAATATTTGCGCTGATATCCTCGAAGCGCTGAAAAGTGGTTTGGTTGATTATATTCATTTTTTGGGAGTCCATGGTCGATGGTCCATAGACCATGGTTTGATTTTAGAGTGTATAATGATTCAGATTTGATAGTTTCTGCTATGGACCATGACTCTTAGCCTGCCATCGCCTCTGCTTCGGCCTGTTTAAAGCCGTAGGCATGAATAAGAATAGCTGTTTTACTCGCCTGTGGCAGATTAGATAATAGCAATTGGTTAATACTGCTGCCTGCCGTCATACCGGCGTTATCATCAGCAACATCTGCGGGTACCGGGATAATGCTCCAGTTGTTTGACGTGTTGATGTCGATATAGAAACGATTAAAGATCTCGGCGAAGGTCTCGGATAGCTCCAGTCGCTCGGGAGCAGTGTTATCGTTAAACTCGCGGATGGCCTGCTTCTTTTCGCCGCCGTTGCTTAGTCCTGACGATTTTTCGGGATTCACCAGTTCGCGTGGAATGGAAAAGCCTTTAATGATGCGGGCTTCTACCGACCGCTCGGTGCTCTCAAACAATTTGTCATTATTCTGGATGACGTAGGGTTTAAATTCCGGTTTGGATGCTTCATCTTCGTATTCGATAACGATGATTTTCTGTGCACTTTTCGCTCCCTGGAACGCACCCAGATCTTTTTCCAACTGTGATGGCGTATTTTGATACGATGTTTCGTCGACATCTGGTCCCGTGTTATCTGCTTCTTCCCTGCGCGATGGCATAAATAACATGGTTGACGGCAGGAATCCGGTTGTTACTTCGCGATTATTAAATATCTTAATACCTGCCTCCGTTTCAAAATCTTCCCAAACGCTGTCGGCTTCAATTAAAGGGTAATCATCAACTTCAGGATTAAAGTAAAACAGCTGACCCTTGTAGTTTTCCCAGCCACCCGCGGCTAACACTTGCTGTTTGATAGCTTCCGGATCAGGATTGTATTTATCCAAAAAAGTGATCTTGATGCGCATCACATTCTTCCATGATTTCCTACCCCAGTCAAAATAGATGGCAAACTTGTCAGCAGTTTCCGGGTTGTCAGTATCACCCATGCGGATGTCTTCAAACTTGACATAATTAACCGATGCAATTTTAAAGTTGGCATTGTAGTTTATGTGGATGCCAAATCCGCTGAAAAGCGCCTTATCTGATGCTACTGCTTTTAATAATTTTGCTAAGGTGAGGCCTTTGCTGTTGATAATCTGCTTGCCCAATTCAGCTTCCTCGAAACCGTTGCCGGCAATAAATTTTGCACGTTTGTTCCAGCAATCTTTAGCCGTTGGCGATGCGCCTACCAACTCCAGCATCCGTTGCGGATAAGCGTTATCCTTATCGTAATTCAGAATGCCGTAAGTCTGGTTGGGGCGTACGGTTATACGCCGTTCAATTTGTGGAAGATAGGTTTTCATTGGGTTGGGATTTCACAGATTTTGATGCGATTGCACCGATTCGTTTTCGTTTGATTTTAGTTTCTGCTTTCGGACTTTCGGTCTCCCCGACTTCCGGACTTTCACTAAACAGCGACTTAATATGCGGATACCGTTCCAGGTACCATTTCGCTTCAGCATCGGTCAGGTTATCGTTATCATGCCGGGCATGTTCGCCGGGAGCAAATTGATGTTTGCCGGGTTTTAGGATGTATTTCTTCATTTTACCCCTCCTAAATCCTCCCCGAAAGGGGGAGGACTTGCTTATATAATTAACTATTGTTTTTTCTTCTCCCCTTCGGGGAGACTGAGAGGGGTGCTAAGATACCAGATCTTCCAAAGCCGCCAGCGTGCTGGCGTAAGTAGCCGAACCCGATACCGGTGGGATAGACACTGCGCGCGGTGGATAAGGCTCTTTTAATTTATCGGGATTTGTCAGTTTTAATTTGTAGCCGCCCTCTAAAGTTTCGTCGGCTGCGTTGCGCTCTGCTTCAGCAAGGATCAGTCCGTTTACGGCGCCGAATAATTCGATAGCCGAATCGCCGTCTTTGTAATTGTTGATAGCGATGGCACGTACCCTGCCGTAACCCATAGCGGTCAGTTGCGCTTTAACGTCGGTGGATAGACCTGCTATGTTAAAATCGATCTCTTCGGTGTAGCGTGGGCCAACCTGGGTTTTAGCCAGTTTAGATACGCTGTTGAAGCTGTTATTAGTGCCGGTAAATTTGTAAACCTTGGCACTGCCAACGGCAGTTAAGCCGGTTACAATCAGCGGGTTCTCGGTATCGTAAGTTAAAGTGATATCACTCTCGTTAAAGATGTAGATCACATCCTCAATGCCGGATGTTACCGGTTCGGCAGCCCCAAGGGCAAAGCCTGCGTTTATTTTGTTGTAGATTGACATGGTTAGTTGATTTAGCCCCCTAACCCCCTAAAGGGGGAATAGAAGGGTGGTGTCAAAAAAAAAAATGAGATTTAAGTTTAAGTAATATTCTGCTCCCCCTTCAGGGGGCTGGGGGGCTTACGCCGATAAATAGAACAACTCGTTTGCAAATTTGAAGTTTACGGCTGCTTTCATGCGGGCCTTCATGCGTACTACGTTGTCGTTAGTGTAAGGCTTCATGTAAACGGTTGACAGTTCGGATGCGTCGCCTAACAGATCGACACCTAAAAACAAATTGCTTGATCTTGCACCTAAAATGGTATTGGCCTGCCAATGGTTCATCAACTGTAGTGGGATACCCAGGTAATCCATTTTCTTTTTATCCGTAAAGGCATTGAGTACGTTAGTGGCCTGCGTTGCCTGTGCCTGGGCATAAGCATAACCTACGTGCAATGGAATTTGAAGGTTGAAATCCTCCTGGCTGCGGTCGGCAGGATCTAATTGCGAGAATACGCCGTTGAGTACACCTAACACATTGCTTGCATTAATATAACTAACGGTAGCCGCTGTTGATGTTCCACTAAATGTAGCGGGTTTGCGGGTATTAATCTCGTTGTAATTACGCACCAATTTAAAGGTTGTAGCGCTTAATACCTGGATGAAGTACGATTGACCCTGTACATCCACACCTGCGCCACCGTTGGTAGTATCTTTGCTGTTGCCGGTCACCGCCGTGATGGTTACTACGTCACCATCAGATAAGGTTGTGGTGCTGCTTACTGTCACCACGCCGGATGCATTGATGGCCGTTGCCGACATGCTGGTGGTTGATTTACCTAACCCTACTTTAAACACACCGCTGGCACCCGCAATGCTTGGTAGTAAGCCTGCAAAATCCGCCGTAAAGGTTGCTTCTTTGGTTGATGCTTTACCTAACCAGTACAAACGCTCGTTAGCGATTTGGATTTTGGTGAGGTAGCGTTGCACCATAAAATCTGATAGATCTACCACGCCTTCATAGTCGCCGAAGGCGCCGGGGGCCAGGCTTTGGGCTTCCCAGCTTTGCGCCAGTTTATCCCATTGTTCCTGTTTCATAAATTCGTACACTACCGGGTCCAGGTAGCTTTCGGTTTGTTGTGCGGTGGTGCCCTGATCGTTAAAGATGCCGGACGGATCCTGCAGTTTTACGTCATCGTCCACGTTAAGAATAATCTTGCGCGACTTAACGTCGTTAATCACGGTAAGCAATCCCCGTTTAACCGAATCGGCCTCAAGCAGGGTGCTTGCCATAAAACCCGCCAGCGCTTCGCCGGCATAGGTGTTGTTTGTAAATGTAAATTGAGCCATGTTGTTAATTTGCTTTGTTGGTTAGTTGTCCATGGTCCATAGTCGATGGTCCATGATAGGAGAGGTTATTGATGTTTTGTATATTTGGTTAACATTGCCGCTATGCAGAACTCAAAATATAGCCCTGAAGAAATTTTGCAGATCTTAAATGATTCTTATCACTGTCAGATGGCATTTGATCCCGAAGTTTATCCCGGAGCCGATTTGACTTTTGCAACGACAATTTCGGAATGGCGGGAACTCTGTGATTTATTGAAGTATAAAACATTGGCCAAAGTAGAACATGAGATTTTTAACCTTACTACGCCTCTGTCCGAATTGGAAGCTATTTTATTTACTGATACCACGCTCCTGGAGTTTTGTCGCTACATATCTGAACACGCCGTTAAGCAAAAGGTATCGCCTATAATACACATGGGACAGAGTTGTATGAAGGCTGCTATCTTTAAAACGCTTATTGCCAATTTACAAGCCTGTGGCATTGATACCCGGCAGATTAAGCCAAGTTCTAAAATGGAACCGCTTTTTATGAAACACGGCGGAGCGTTTATAACTGAAGTAAGCAAGCTGGCTCCTGGCGCGTTATCAAAATTTGAATATGAGGATAATTGGATCAGTAAAACAGGCAGCGCTTTTTTCCTTCTGTTCTTTTTCTCCATTATCATCGTACCGGTAATCTGGCATTTTCATTGGATATTATTTGCACCGCTTTTTACAGGAATAGCGTTGATGATAGTCGGTAGTAAATTCAGTCCTGCCAAATTAGTTACCGGCGGCTATGATACCGTTAGGGAGCTGATAGTAGGTATGCAGGCACGTATGTAAATTTATCTAAAAATTTCTTCTACTACAGATGCTCGCTCCTGTAACTATTTAGCCACCGCTTTCTTTACCGCGTTTTTAGCCAGTGCAGTTTGTGGTGCAAAAAAAGGTTGCGTTTCAGTTTGCGCTTTATTACTGCGACGCGAGCCTTCGGGCGTAAAGTCTGATTTAATTTCGTTGCGTACCTGTTCGCGGGTTTGTTTTAAGCGGGTGTTGGCAGTTTCAAGTGCGGCGCGGGCTTCGGTTAGCAGAGCGTTTTGGGCGTGGAGTTTAGCTTTAATGCTTTGGATGCGGTTTTGCACTTCGCCTTTCTTTAATTTGTCGTCGGGCATATCTTCGTCCTCATCTTCGGCATCCGGGCACGGACTTACTTCATGCACCTTACCATCCTTAACGCTTACCTTTTTACCAGATGGGGTGGTGTAAGTGTCGGCAGGAGCGGGGCTGGTCATGTCTTCGTCCTGGTACACTTCGGTGCCCTCGTCCATTTCGCCGGCGTGGTGCAGGGTGCCTTTGTCTGTAACAGTATGCTTGTTCACCACCCGTTTAAAGAAATTCATCATCTTATCTAAAACCGAAGCAGTCTTTTCGATAAGGTCCTTGTTTTCCATGTTCATGTTGCTGTTTTTGTTATTTGTGTTTAAGATTTTGTTAATGCATCGCTGGTAAACTGCAGGGGCGTTGCCGGTGTAGTTTTTAATGATAGCGCTGTTGGTGATCTCAGCGCTGTAGTCCTCCACGCGGTCAATAAAGCCCAGATCAAGCGCCTGGTCGGCCGTCATCCAGGTAACGGAGTTGATAAAGCTGTTAATCGTTACTTCATCCAATCCGCTGCGGTCCATATAAATTTGTGCCAGGCGCGATTGTACAATGTTAAGCATGTGCACGTCCTTCAGTAGTTCATCGGCATTGCCGCCGCTGCCTACCATCGGCTTGTGGATCATTAGGAGGGCGTATTTGCTCATCACAATGGTTTTGCCCGCCATAGCTACCACACTGGCCGCTGAGGCCGCCAGCGCGTCCACATACGTGGTTACGTTGCCGGGATATTTCTTCAACATATCGTAAATGGCAATGGCATCAAACGCGCTGCCGCCAACCGAACTGATATGCACCTCAATATCCGCCCCGCCGGCGACCTCCAGTTGCTGTTGAATTGATGCGGACGATAAGCTCCCCGAGCCTATGCAGTCCTGTTCTGTATCGTATAGGTAAATTTTCATGTTTGTGATTTAGTCCGAAAGTCGGGAAGACCGAAAGACCGGAAGATTAGAATGTGAAAAGGTTATTGGTTGATGTTGTATTACAAATGTCGGGAAAAAATAGTCGCTTGATGGTGGCGCTGGCGTGTCAGTATACTCGGTCATCCTGAACTTGTTTCAGGACCTCACTTGCTAAGTAACTTACCTGATGGGGTGCCGAAACAAGTTCGGCATGACCTGGGGTTTGATAATCAAAGGTCTCGATTGTAATCCTCAGCTATGGTGGCACAAGCGTGTCAGTGCTGATAATCAGCGTAATCAGATAAATCATCCGTCAATCAGCGGTCGTGAAACTATTTAACGCCCGCCAAATGGTACGCTCGTCTTTATTAAATTTTACTTCTGCTTCCAGCACTGCCTGGTTTTTGGTTAGGCCACGGGTTTGTATTTGAGCTTGCACCCACAGGTAAATTTCTCGGTAGCTGAACAGCTTGGCGTTAATGAATCCGGCTTTATAAAGTTCGGCAAAGATGCCCTGATCAAACAATTGGTTAGCGATTGCTATATTCATTTTAAGTTTATGTTTTAAATGATGGTTGGCATATATTTTAGCCTTGTAACAGAAATTAGCTAAGGATGTCTAAATAAAAATCAAATCAATTATGATCATCCTAAAAACAGATTACTTTTCCAGCCGCGACAGACTGGCCTTATTTATCAACGAGAACAAGATTAAGCGCGAGGATATTTTATCGATAACAGAATGCGATAATCATATTTTCACCATCTTCTTTTACGGTGAAGAATCGGTGCAGGAAATTACACACGGGTTGTTCTCGTAACACCCCTGACCTCTCCCAAACCCTCCTCAAAGAGTAGGGCTTTTAGTACGGTTCCTCCCCCTCGGGGAGGTTAGGAGGGGTGAGCGTTACCCCAACTTAATTAACTCCACTTTAGTTGGCTGGCCTTTACGCCAGCTGTCTATTTTATTAATGTAGTAGTAGGCGCTGTCTTGCTCCAGGTAAATGGGAATTAACAGATCAAGCTCCAGGATATCGCGTGGCGTGAGCAGGAAGTAGCGCACTACCTTTTTGCTTTGGGTCAGAATTTTTTGAAGTTCGGGATAATACAATGTTTTCAGACCGGGTAATGGTTTTCCGGTGCCGGGCAAATCGCCGAAACATAAACTAAAATCGCCATCCGGTTTATAAAAATACGGTACGGATATCGTTCCGTTTACAATGATATCATTGGCTGTATCGCCATCTGTAAACTTAACGCTTGTGTTGTTTTTGCTCCGCAGATCGATAGTGTGGTTGATCAGTATCCTTGGAGATACACCGATATTGAAGTCGTGATTTTCATCTTCCATATCCGTCATTTTAACTTGGGCAATAGTGCCGCCAATGTAAAGCCGGTTTAAGCTCGGCGCAAACTGGCTCTCGAACAAGTCGGCAGTGGGCGGTAAGGTTTTATCGGCTACGTTTATTTGCGCATCAGCGAATCCGACAGGCAATACCGCATCGTCGGCTTTATATTTCATGTTGTTAACTTGCGCATAACCGCCTAACTGAAAACTGATAGACTTACCCTGGTTTAAACATTTTTTAGTCCAGTTTTTGGCTGCTGGTATATTATCTACAATATCTTTAAATGAAGCAAAATTGACGATGCGGTTGGTATTATTTGTTTGGCAGATGATACCAAAGCGTTGCAACACATCTTTGAGTAAATCTTTCTGGCTGATATCGGGAAAAATGCGTTCGCATTGAATTTGTTGCCCGTATTCAACCTGCTTTACCTGGGATTTTACCTCCCAGGTAGCACCGGGATTGATGTTGAAATAAGACGGTGTTTTACCCTGAAAGTCGAAAACTACTGCTAACTGATGCCCTGCCGGCATATCAACTGATGCAGAAATTACCGTGTTTTTAATAATAGTGTAACTCCTTTTATCAGGACCCGAACCATCGGGAGGGTGTTGTTCCACAAAGCCGCCGCTAAAATCAAATTGATGTGAAGCAACCGCGTTCACTTCGCCGGTTGCTGGGTTACTGATATTGATAGATATCAAAACCGACGATTGATTGTTATTGGGCGTAACCCTTCCCCATAAATAAAAGCCTGGTATGGTTAAGGTGGTCACAACAGAAATATCCTGTGGTGCATTGTAAACGTAACCTTTTATAAACCGGCCCGATGGGTCGTGATTAATTACCGGCCAGTATATTACATCATGTGTGTTATTTTCCGGCTTGTCATGGTCTTTATTGAAATCGCCATCCAACGTTACCAATATGCCGTTAATATCGGTTTGATTTTGGTAGTCGGTGCCATGCTCAAAAGAGCTGTTGCTGAATTGTGCAATCAAGTTTGGATATAAAGGATCGTTCAACAAGGACCCCGTGCCAGTATACCCGGCCGATTTTAACATCAGATCTACCGCTGTTTTGATAAAGAAGCCGGGACGCAGGTAGCGTACATTTACCTCGCATTGGCCGGCCGGATTGTAAACTAAATTGCCATAGTCAACTATCGGCCAAATGTAGCCTTCGGCGTTGGTTTGCGATGCTACTACACTGGCTACATCCCAGGTATGCTGATAAGGTTTAAATGGCTGATCTTTTCCGTAAGCGGTGGTCTTGTCGCCCATATCGTAGATCTTGCCGTCTATCGCATCAAAAAAATCTACGTTGCCGGATAGGATGGTGATAGCCGCCGTATCCTGAACAATACCATTCAACTCGGCCACGCCGTACGGGATAATTTCCAACCCATCCTGAATGATTTTTGCCTGGTATTGTTGATAAGGCTTGTTATCGGTAAAAGCAACCTCGTCAGGGAAACCCAAAATACGCCGGTTGCGCTGTGTTAAGGGCAATTTAAACTGGTTACTGGTATTACTCTGTTGGTTCTTCACTTCGGCCAGGTTATTAATCTGGAAAGTAAGCGCCAATGGGCTATCATCGGATAGGTCGACGAGCTGATTGTCAAGGAAAACTTGTAAGTTGGTCATAGTAAGGAATTAGTCTGGAAGTCGGAAAGACCGAAAGTCCGTAAGATAGAAAAGTATAGGTTTACTGATTGCTCGTTTGTGCGTCGTCTTTCGGTCTTTCCGACTTTTATTGCGTTTGCACATTTATACCCGGCAAATTAAATGTCACGCTAAAAGGTGCCTGTCCGTTGCGGCTTTCATATTCGGCGAAGGTGGCGGTGTTGAGTACAACGGTTTGCCACTTTACCGGGCTTTTGCTGACGAGCATCTGCACCTTGGGCGAATACTTGATAGATTGCAATCCCTTGATATCGTTAACAGAAAGATCTTCTGCCATTACTTTCATCTTTTGCCCGGCCGATTTACTGATCACTTCTTCGATGCTATCCTGATTCGCCCAATCGTTAATGTAGTTTTTAATGATGACAGCGTTCTGTACATCTAAGCTTACTTCCTGGTTGTACACAAAACGGTAATAGTTCCAGCTTCCGCTAAGTCCAATCCAACGCAAATAAACCGAATTATCGTCAGGCATATCATCAATACGTACGGTTTGTGTTTGGGTGATGGTATGAGTCACTTCATCCGCATCATACTTCAGTGTAAGCGTGAAATAATAAGCCTCGGGCGGGAAGTTTTGGTTGATGAGTAAACGGTTCAGGCCGATGTGTTGTGCAAGTGATTGATCGTTTACCAACGCATCGGCTATTACCAACTTGCTGTTATCTTGGTTCAACAAAAATGAGCTATCCTCGTTTAATAAAAAACTGGTTTGCCCGCTGCCGCTGATGGGTTGGCGGTTGATATCCAGGAGCGCTAAGTCGTAATAAATATCCCGGCCCGCCAGCGAGTCGCCATAGATAAATCCTATATCAAATGGATATCCTATAGAATAGGCTGGCTCTGCGAAATCTGTTACCCATTGGGCCTGTTTGCCTTCGCTGTCAACCGCCGGGAAGGGTACGTAAGCGGCCAAATTACCACCATAGTCATCGCCCAATTGTTTAGCAGCATAGGTCACGTAGTAAGGATGTACAATGTTTACGTAAACAGATTGGTGCCCATCCCATTGTTCGGCGTAACGGATAGTATAACTGGCGCACAAATCGGTATCCTGATAGTTGATCTGGTTATATTGGCTGCCATCTTTAATCTGTACCAGGCTTTGTAAAAAGCTGGAGATATCTGCTTTAACCAAACCGGTCTGATCGGGCCGGTTAATGGAGGGGATGCTTTTTATGGCACCCGTTTCGCGGTCAAAATAGCTGATTTCTGTACAAACACTATAATAAGGCCGTAATCGATTGATGTTGATGAATCCGGTATTATGGGCAGATGATACATAAGGCACTTTGATATCAATTTGCCCGGCAGATGTAGCTGCAACATTATACACCCCTTTATACGCCCCGGCGTTAAGGTAAACTTTATCATCAACCAGCAAACCTGCCAGGGTATCGTTTACACTCAGCCTGATCTGGTTTTCACCATTTGGCGCAATCCCTGTCACTGCAAAATCTTTACGTTGATACGTGAAAACGATGGGATTAAACGCCGCATTCCAGCGAGAGATGTTGCCACTGCCCAAATCAACCGATGGATCGCTGATGAGCAGGCTTTGGATGGTCGGCAGTGTAAATGCTAATGTTGCCGTGCAGCCATTGGCGTCGCTGATACGGGCGATATAATTTCCGCCGGTTAAGTCCGTAAAAATTGTCGACGACTGGAAGTTAACGCCATCTAAACTATAAGTAATGGGCAAATAGCTGCTACTGGCTATAATAGTTATTTGCCCGTCGGCAGCGCCGGGCGCGCTTTCTTTATGGTTGACGGTAACCGTATTAATAACGGCATCGCATACACCAGGTGTTGCAGGTGGTTCGTCGGGCGCTTCAACAGGTGTTGGTAAAATATCATATTTAAAGGTATAAAGTATTTCGCCGTCAATGTTGCGTACCTGCTTGTAAGTGGCCACATCTATTTTTTGTTGTGCGCCAATTACGTTGGTTGTGCGGATGTCGCCTTGTACTCCGTTAACTACGCGTTGGTAACTAACCGGGATTCCGTTTCCGGGAGTTAACGTTCCGGTAGCAGCATCGTAAATATTAATATAAAAGGCAGCGCTGTAAGTGGTATACGTACCGTTATCAACCTTGTTTAATTCTACGTACTCAATTCTTGGGTCTATAATCATAGTCGGGTAAGTTTAATGTGTTAAACAGTGGGTGAATACATGGCCGATAGCGTTACCGTTAAACCAACGCCGGTAGTGTTCACATCAAATTTGTTGTAAATGGGAACGCATTTGGTTTTCTCGCCTGCCTTCAATCTGAAAGATTTGCCGGCCCCATCGCGATAGGTTCCGGCTTTCGCTAAAAATTGGTTAGCCAGTTGCAGCGCCTGGGCTACATAGGTTTCGTTATCGGCCGTATACTGGCCAAATTCGGTCTTGTACAAAAACTCCAGGTAGATGGTGAAACTGTTATCTACTGACCCGTTTACTGCTGTTTTTATTTCGATGTTTTGCAGCGGGTATAAAAACGCGGCAGGGAATTGGGCATCGTCGGCCAGGGCGTTCAATTCGCCGGCGGTGCCGTAAATAAAACCGGGCGGGCCGTTAAGTTGGGCTACTATGGCCGCTATTTGATTGCGTATAGGCATGGGTTGTGGTTTTCACCCCTCCCAAACCTCCCCAAAGGGGAGGGCTATAAGAAGGATAGGTTTATTGATTTATGTTTTTGGTTCCTCCCCTTTGGGGAGTTTAGGAGGGATTTTGTAGCAACTCCCCGTACCGTTTTTGGTAGGCTGCCTCGGTTTTATTGAGCAGGAGTTTGGTAAGGATGCGTTCGTATGGAAGGTTCAGGATGCTATCCCATTTGGTTACATCGCCACCGGCGAGGGCGTTAATGGTGTTGATGTATTTAAACGATTCGAAATTTTTGATACCTGCCCGCTGCTCCATAGCCGATGCAGGCGATGCCAGCAACCGGTTTTCGGTTTCGATAAGTTTGGATAGTTCAAAAAAAAATACTTGGCTATGGGGAGTGCATCGGTAACCGGTAATAGTTTTATCTGTTCTTCAAACTCGGCAGCTGCGTATTCGTTATAAGGCTTGCCGGTAGCGCGACAATAAAAATATTGGGCCAATAGCCGCGAACAAGCGCTTAACGACGGACTAAAACTATCTTGCCAGCCGTCCTCGCCATGTTGTTGAATATGCTTGCTAATCTCGTCTGCAATAATCTCCCGCGATGCCATAAACGCGCCGGCCGGTTCAACCGAAAGGTTTTTCATTACTTTAACCGCGCGCACTTTATCATCGACAGTAAGGGTTACTACTTTCGGGATAGCCTCGCTGTTATACAGATATTTAATTTGGTGGGCGATATTCAGCACTTCATCATTAAACACCTGCAGATCGTTTACATCGACAATGTTTTGCAACTCGGTCAATGTGGTGCCCGACAGGATACTGATAGCTTGCAGATCGCTCAAATTGTCTGCCGCTTGCATGGCTATTAACTGGCCGAGGGTGACCTGTTCCAATTTTTTGGGCATGTTTAGGCTGATATAGCCCGTGGTGGTTTTTATCTTTTTCGTCATGATTTTTAAATTCGAAAGGCGGATTGCCAATTGCGAAATGAGGGTAAGAGCTAAAGGTGTTATTCCGAAATTGGCATTTCGAATTTCGACTTACTCCCCTTTAGGGGGCGGGGGCTTACAAATTCACCCTGTTCACGGTTTGTGCCAGGATATTTTGCTGGTTGTTTACATCCTTCACATCCACGTAAATAGGCGGGAAGTTGTTGATCATCTGGTAGGCCAGGGTATTGGCCAGGTCTTTTGCATCGTTAGCCGGGGCGCTGTAGTAGCGGTTGGCATTCCCGCCATCGGTAAAGATCCCGCCAATGGCATACCCCCGACCAGGATTGCCGATTGAAAAATCCCTTCCCCCGTGCGCCACGTTAATAGCGCTTACCAGGTTGCGCGCCCAGGGATTGCGCATAGCCTCAGACACTACCACTGCCTCGCCCGAGCGGAGGTAGGCGTTGGTGTCATCGGTACGGCTGTAACCGGATAAGAGGGCGCCCCGTCCATCGCTTTGATAATGCACCCCACCTTTGCCGTACTGCGGCGCTTTTTGTTTGGCTATGGTTGCTACCTGTAAGGCAGTTTCTACAATAATACCGGGGATAACAAATGGAGCCAGTACGCCTGTTTGCGATGTGGCCTTAGTTATAGCCAGCGCTCCGTTAATCACGGCCTGCAAAATGCTGGCTCGTTGCTCGGCTTTAAAGGCTTTTACTTTTTCTTCGGCTTCCTTCTTTTTGTATTTGTCTTCAATAGCACGTTTTTGGTTGGCTGTTAAACTGCTGTTATTCAGTTCGGCCTGCTTTTGGGTTTCCAGGCCTTTTATTTTGGCATCGGCTTGCGATTGGATATTACCTTTTAAGATGGAAAAAGCGTTATCTGATACCTTTTGCGCCGTTTGCAGGGCAAAGGCCTTGCGCTGCTCTTCGTACCGCTGGGCAATCTCGGTCTTTTCCTTTTCCTTCTCTTCCTCTAACTGTTTTATTTTTTCTTTGTTGCCCTCGGCCAGGGCAATTTCGTAAGCGTATTTATGGTCTATTAAAGTTTGTTCGGCTTTTAATTGATCTCCGGGCAGGATAGCTTTTTTTAGATCATGCTCATCCTGCTGCATCACACTATCGTGTTTTTGAATGGTTGCCAGGTTTTCGAGATGTTTTTGGGCTTCGTTTAAATCAATTTCATAAAAGTTGCGAACTTTATTACCCACCAACTGGTGGAACTGATCTTTTAATTGGTCGCTTTTTTGCTGATAAGCTTCTTCACTAATCAGTTTGTTTTTCAATTGATCATCCAGCAAAGCTTGCTCCTTTTCGTAGTGTTGCTGATCGAGTGCGAAACTTTTTGTAAAATCCATAGCTTTGGTTTCAATGGCCTCCAAACCTCGTGAGGTAGTTTTAGAGGACGGTTTCGGAATAATCTTTCGTTTTGGCTTAGAATTATTGTTAGATTCAGTTTGCGTTCCGTTAAAAAAATCGAAACCGCTTTGTTTTGCCAGCTCAGAAGCTTTTTGCTGGAAATTTTTTGCTATGTCAAGGAATGCGTCTTTTTGTTTATTAATCTCGGTTAAGGTCTCTTTCCTGTTATCTTTTGCCATTCTTTGCTTGTCCTTGTCAGCCTGTTTCCACGCATCAATTGCTCCAGGTGCACCCGGGCCGGCGGCGCCTGCATTTCTGTTAGCAATATCAACTAATTTATCCCAAAAAGTAAGCGATTCATCATCTGTTTTTAATTTAATTTGTTCTGCTTCGTAAGCTTTTTTAGCGGCATCTTGTAAGGCCAATTGGGCAGTTGCCTTGTATAGCGTCATTTTTATATAAGCATCGCCATTCTTCAGGAGTTTGTTTTCAGCGTCATTTAAATTATTAACCTGGCCCATGGTTTTACCAATGGTTTCGTTATATTGATTTAAAACCTTTTTTTTATCGATAAAGCCATTTTTGGCAAGACCGATATTTATTTTAAGCTCGCTTACCTGCCTAATTGCTTTACTGTAATCAGTATCTTCCAGTGCCTGATTTAAATTACTAATGCTCATCTTTGCCTGGTCAATGGCATCTTTACCTTTAAACAACGATGAGACGAATTTTATTATCTCAGGGGCAAATGTAGTCAGTATCACCAGTCCGCCTGTAAGCGCTGCTTCCATTCCGGTAAGGCCTTTGGCTACTAAGTCGATTATACCTCTCCAGGTAGCAAAAGAGCTAATCATGTCAGATACCTTGTTCGAAGTATCGCCACCTGTTTTGCCTAATTCCTTGGTTTGATCCACCGCTTTGGATATCGACTCAGAGTATTTGGATATGCTGTTGCTTAAAGTGTTGAGATTCCCCGATATATTATTTAAAGGGGCCGCAATTCCGTTGACAGTATTTTTCAATAAATTTAAGCTTTCCGTAAGGCTGGCTATCTGATTTTTGCCGTTGCCTGATAATTCTACATCTATAGATATCTTATCGTTATTTTCCATAAGGTTTAGGTTTAATTAAAATTGTAACTACGTAAACAATTCGCACAGATTTGTACGTTCAATTGATCTACGTCAATGAAAAAGATCAGGATCAGCCGTTGAGCAGACCCCAAAAAATTCAATAAATTTCGCAGTAAATTACCGCCGTGTAAACTACTATTGTTTGACGATGTCTTCCAGCGATATTATAATTTTAGGCATGCTAAAATCGTATTCATCCGGACGGGCGCCCGACTCAGAAAAAACAATCGAACCATCGTTTTCGGGCCTAAAAGCACCGCTTACTAAAACTTTATCAAACTTTTTAAGAGATTTAGCAATATCAATTAGTTTTTTATTATCACCCTTAACACGACACTTTAGAGTTATCGCGTTCACCGTTGGATGTTCCGGATCAAAGGAGTTTCCTAATGGAATTAACACATTGATATCATACATATTTTCTTCAACTGTAAACGCTTCTTTAACATCATCAACACGGGCATTCCATTTAATAATCTTCAAATTCAGGTCTTTCTTTATAAAATCCTGAATGATGGTATTACCACTGTCTGTAAGTGCTTGTTTACCAACGGCGTTATTTTGATCCAAAAACTTATCGTTTATTTCCTTAAAATGCTGAATAAAAGCCGTTTCATTTTTTGGATAACTTGTTGTCTCATCCTTTTTTATAGGTTGCTCACACCCGAAAAAAATTAACAATAGAAATAAATTCAGGAATAAATAAGGTTTTTTCATTGGTGTGACTTGCTAATTTTATTGGTAAATATATAAAACAGTAAACTAATATGCAAATTGATAAATAGTATTTTTATTAACGAACATTTACACTTGATGCCGCTGTTCTGTTATTTTGCTTAATGCTGCTTTTGATTTAGCATTTTCAACAATTTATTTTGAAAGCTTATCATCAATTTTTTTCGGCTCCCCGTTTCACCGAATGCTCACGTTAATGCGCTTAATTAACTCGCACCAAAATACTCCCAATCATAATCCCTTGCTCCAAAGTTTTCCTGTTTCCAGGGTAGTTTTGATTTGCCCGGGCGAATAGTTTTTACCCGTAACTTGTTCAGTGCCACGTACCGCAGCGGATCAATCAGGTGGTCAAACCCATCCACAGGTGAGTTAAGCGTACGGCCATTTTTATCGTTTTGCCATTTATAGCGGCCAAGTTCGTTAATCAGGTTTACGCTGCTACGGGTTATGTTAATACGATACCGTTTCAGGATATCGATAGAAAGGTTCACACTATCGGGCCCTTTCATGGCCGGGATTACGTTCCAGCCCATGCGGCGCAATTCTTCTATTGATTTGGGTTCAGCGCTGTCGCCTATTATGGTGGTTTGTTTTTTGACATCGCTATCGGTTAACTTCTGTGAAATATCCGGATTAGTTAAACCCCTCTCATAAAACAATTCGTTCACCCACAGCTGCCCATCCTGCATAAAAACTTCCAGGCAGCCGGTATGGTCGTTAGTGAAGCCAAAGTCCAGGCCGCAGGCCAGGCGTTTGGCCATAGGCGGAATTTCCTCGCAAACGTGCCAGTTACTTAGTACCAGGCCCGCCACCTTGCCCGTCAGACCGCGGGCGTATACTTTCCATAATTCAAAGTTTTCTTCACGGAGATTTTCAATACGTTTGCGTATATCATCCCCGCAAAAAGGATTATGCCGGTGATCGGAAATAATCAATTGCACGCTGGTTTTGCCAATCAGATTATCGTGCGGCCAAAAGGCCACGTTAGGATTATAATCTATATAAACCCGCTTTTTGGTGCGCAATGCCAGTTCGGTATATACCGGCCAGCTTACGCCGTTAGCTTCGTTAATAAACAAATAATCCCGCTTGCCCGATTTGGCATCCTGTGCATCATGGTAACTGTTAAACTCCATCAGGCTGCCGTTAGCAAACTCAAACACCCGGTCGCTACGGTTATAATTCTTCACCCATTTGCGTAACAGAGGCGATTGATTGTAAATACTTAAAGCATCGCGCAGGGCGCCCGCCTTCAGGTTAGGGATATCCTGCGCTACAATGGTAATTACAGATCCCGGTTCGGCGCAGGCCAGGTAAAACAGCACCTGTAAAATAGCGTAAGTTTTCCCCGAGTTGGTGCCGCCCTGGTTCACCACTACATGAGCGGTCGACAGGTAATTTTGCCGGAATAGGGTAGTGGTGGTCAGGTCGGTCATGGTTTGGGTGGTTTAGGTTGAAAGTCCCCGATGATTAGGTTTAGGTTTATTTTAGAGTGCTACTTCTGTTTCTGTACCTGCTATTGGCGGGGGATTATTATCTATAGATATTTTTAATGTTTTGGGTAAAGCATCGTAACTATCGCTTTTATCCTTATCGTTCCAGCCCAGGTTTTTCAGAGCGAAAACAGCGCCGCCATGTGTGTGTTGGTGCAGCTTTTTCTCGTATTCAGCCTCGATGCGCAGGCGTGCCCGTTTAAGGGCGGCTGCATATTTGCCCCTGCGCTCCTGCTTATCAAACACCTCGCGGCTTTCCATTCCAAGGAAAAGGATCAGGCCGCTGATAGTGGGCGGTTCCGGTAGCCGGGTCCAGATTTTTTGTGATGGCGTAACCGCTTTCCTGCCTTTAGCGGGCGTCGTCTCATCCATATGAAACTCGCCGGCTATGTGCGCAAAATAGGCGTCAATAAGGCTATCCAGCTGGTGGGTAGTGTTGAAATACATAAAATTGATTTGATTATGTTAATAATGCCGATTGGCATAAAAGATATATAAAGATACAAAGAATTTCCTGGATTTGCAAGTGCTTTTAGCGGTTTCATTGGATGGATTTATGTGTGCTTTAATAGTATTAAGCAATCTTATCAGCATAAACTTCCGTCTCTACCAATTGGGTAAGGATTGCTTTCAGCATAGCCTCACGTGCCCAGGTTTGTTCGGTTGGAGATGCATCCTGCTGGTACCAGCGGATTGGTCCATTAATAGCTACGCGGCAGGGATAGCTGAAATTTTTAGTTGGATGCATAGCGATGCTATCGTAACTGTTTAGTCCTTCAGTCTTAATCAGTTTGGCAAACTGTTTCAGGTGGATATCGGCTTGCAGGCATTCATCTAAGGAGTTTTTAAAATCTTGTTTATCCTCGAGCCAAAGGGTTAATACATCGCCGTTAATTTCATGATCGGCAATGGCAATGCGGCTGTAATCAAAATCAACCGATATGATGAGCCACCAAAGTTGGTTTTTTAGTTTGTGCGGTATTTTTATCATGGTGCTTAGCCCCCCAGCCCCCTGAAGGGGGAGCATTTACTGTTGATTGACAGGGATGATATATTATTTGATTTAAGCTAATTTAAGGTGTTCCCCCTTCAGGGGTTGGGGGGCGACGGTTCCCAACCCGGCAGGTACTGCCTGATGGCGGCAATGGTCTCCTTATGTTTTTGACAGGCTGCCTGGTATCCGCGTAAGCGTGCCGATGTTTTAGCGCCGGGTTTGTTTATGGCCGAATAAGCGATATACAT